GTGCTTGAGTGGTCCCATGGTTAGTGGGATACCGCTCCAAGCCCGGTACAAGGAGGTGCTTAGTGCTGGAAAAGCTCGGCCGTTAGTCATTTATGACGAAGCGATCGAATTTCTTGCACCTTTGCACAAGGTGATTTTCAATCACCTTTCCAGACAAGACTGGTGCCTTGTCGGACCGCCGACATCAGAGAGGATATCATCTACCTGTAGGTACAAGTGTCAGACTAGCATAGACCTCGTCAGTGCTACTGATAACTTGTCCCTCGAGTCCACAGAGGCCATCCTTGGGTCGCTACTCAGTAAGTGCGAAAAGGTTCCTGGAGGAATACGTGAGCTTGCTCACCTTTCTCTTAGACCCTTAGTAACGGTGAACGGTGTGATCGAAGGTGAAGTCACCCACGGGCAGATGATGGGGGCCTACCTCTCCTTTCCTCTTCTCTGTTTACAGTCTTATCTTGCGGCCCTCTGGGCCACTCGAGGCAAGGTCGCCTCGATTCTCGTCAACGGAGACGATTGCTTGATAAGCTCGGATGATTTCGTTAGTAATGACTCTTATCCTCCCGGATGGAAGATAAACGAGCAAAAGACTATACGAAATGAGAACGTAGCGGAAGTTAATTCTACTGCGTTCTTGAGATCAGGAACTAAATGGCGCGAGGTGCGCCATTTACGAAGAGGAGGTTTTCAGACCACATACGAAGGTATGATGCATGCAGCGTCCGCCGTGAGAAATTCTCGCGAGTGGACTGACGCATTTATCAGAAGTCGTATTGGTAAGAAATGGGGTTTTCTTCCCTCCCAACTCGGACTTCACCGGAGGTCCTATCCTGCTTTTTGCAGGCATCGCGAAATGTGGCATAGGCTTTTTACACCTTTACCACACGCTTTGCCGGAGTTGCAGGATGGAGTTACAGGTCTACGTAGAGATCTGGACCCTGATGAGCGCTACGCATTCACTGAATTTCAGTGGGCGAACGGCAGGGCCGGGGGAAAGAAAAGAGACGTGTTTCAACCCTCTGTGGGTGAAATACGTAGGACTTTCGCGTACAGGGCTGCCAAGCCCTGTAGCAGGCTTAGCTACCTGTCTAAGCTTGCTTCCATCAAAGTGGAATACGCGAGAGAAAGAAAGGAGATGGATATGCAATTCGTTCCTGACGAATACATGTCCATAAGAGAGACGCGGGCCATCATGGGGCAGAATTTCTGTTTCGAACAGGATGATGGCTAATTGGCATCGATCTCTTGGCGTCCCACGTTCCGAAAGGATCGTCGCGGGGCGGAAGATCTGTAGATCCTGATGAAACTTCACAAGCCTTTAAGGAATTAACAATACCACTAGCCTTTAGGGGCCCGCCAACTATGGGGAAGCGGTTAAACTGTTAGACTTGGAAGTCCCTCATTCAGTGGGTCTAGCGAATGGCATGTGTAAGCACCGCTGCCAGCAGATCTTTCGTAG